TTGATTCTTTTCTAAGAAGCTTCCAATCTGGTTCTTTGTGCATAAGTGTTCTAATATCTTGTTTGGAATCAAAATAATCAAGAACACTCGGGAGGTGTAGGAAATCTATTTTCATATAGCCTAGATCTTCTGCTTCTTTATAGGGGATAGCAGAAAATCCAGTAATAGAATCTTTTGGTATTTTTTGGAAATATATGCCAGCGTTATGTTTTAGCAGTTTATCTTTTTGAATCATTGAAGCACGAACTGCATTCGGGAATATCTTTTCCGGCTCGAAATCTCCACTGCAGTCTATATCAATATCCATATGGATATGATACGCTAATTTCTTACATTAGTCAACAGATTTGCGAACTATAACTTCGATCTTTGCACCTGATGCAGGAGTATCGATCCATTCTATCTCATTTGATTCGAATCCAACCATTCCTAATTCCTTATAATTTCCGTTATAAGTTGTATTAGGATGAGCATCAATCTTTTCATTCCATGTAGTAGGATCAGTAAAACTATAGTAATAGTGAACTCTATCCGTAGTTGCGCCACCATACATATTCCCGAACAATGGTAATGGTGTTACATCCATATCTCCACCCGGAGCTATGTTTGGAATAATTCCATCCTGAACATAAACTCTGGTATTAACACCGCCAATGGTTTCTGTTTCCTTTACAATATAAGTTCCGTCATTTAGTGCGCTGGTAGAATTAGTAACCACCATTTCTATTCCTGGTAAGAATACTGTTTGGGCAACGAGTCCTGATGTTTCAAATGCCATACCAACTCCTGGCAATTCTGGGTCATCATAAACACCGATAATACTATAAGATCCAAAAATACCAGATGTACTAATAGTATCTTCTAAATCTACATCTTTATTACCTTGTTCACCACTAAAGAAGTAAATATCACCAGCTTCAAGATATACAGAGAAAACCTCTCCATTTAACAATGACCACGCATTTATAGAATCCACTACTTGTGCAACGTTTTTAGGATTATCACCAACAGATAAATCATCAGATCCAAAAATAGTGGGATATATTGTATTTCCGTCTACTGTTATTTTAAACATATATACGTTTGAAATATCTAATCCTGTTGGATATCCACCCCAAATTTTCGTTCCCACATTATATTCGTTATCGACTCTGATACTATATGTTGTATCTAAAGCACCCCAATCTGGATCTTCGTTTACATATATGATAGTAGTTTCGGTTCCACCATCAAATTCAGATCCATATTCATCATTAACAGTTAATGTTTCCACTAGACTTTCATTTTGATCTATTACAGTAAATGATTGTGATACTTCCTGTAATTCATTAAATCGTATTGTTTCATTACCATCAACAACAAGATAGCTTGGTTGTTCATCAACTCCTTCACCATCATACGATCCTATAATAACATAATCAAGATAACCATTAGATCCAGAAGCATCTGCTTCTAATGCGCTTTTTCTCCAATTATTAATAGATGAATATTGTTTTATGCCATCTACATAAATTTCAAGATTTGATTTACCAACAATATAATTAGTTGGGATTATTTGTGGTGTTGAATCAAAATCCGCACCTGTATAAAGTGCTCTAAATGGTGAAGATGTTAAGTCACCCAAGGATTGGTTAACAATATCAACTATTGAATCGAGGGAGACGAATGGATAATTGTCTGCTATTTTAGAGAGTGATTTTTCAAAATAAAGACCATTACTTATTACTTGTTTAGGATCTAATGCTCTGTGTGAAGCAGAATAAATATCAAATGGAAATTCCACACCATCTGCATTATCTGGTGCGGTTTTGCCAGGAACTATTGGATTTTGTGGTGTTGCTTGATTCCAACCGAGTTGAACGAAATTTCTTGTACCATCAAACGAACCGTGTTGAACTCTTGTATCGTCTATTTCACCCCATAGAGTATCGCCCATACCAAGGGTAATTAAACCATATGGTCCTATTTTACTTCTAATAGTGGGTTCATCACCAATGAAATCTGATGATGGATTATAATGCAACATAGCATCCTTATCAAGATAATATGGATCTGATCCTTTACCTGCCGTTGTTCCAGAAAGGGGAACAAAGTTTAAAATAGAACCAATAGCATTAGCACTTAAATTTGTCCAATCTGCGCCATCAAAATAGAAAATATCGTTTGATGTAGGAGTTAAGGTATTGCTTACATCAGAAAGATGTTGTAACCTTGAGATTCCGTTATCTCCACCGCCGGGCATTCTTTTAAGAAAGTAACCAACATTTACGGCATGAAATTCGCTACTAGGATCATATTCATCTGGATATGCGACCTTGACTATCTTCTTATAGTTCATATCCATATCTGAACCAAACCCATAAATGGTATTACCATTCAGATTTAAATCACCACCAAAAGTTATATCTCCCTCTGCAACTAAAACATCGCTAATACTTGCATTTTTCCAATACGAATCACTACTATCAAAATAAAGAATATTATTATTAACCTTTGATCCCATCTCAACATCAGACAAGTTTTCTAATGGAATTGGGGTATCTTCAAATTTACTATTCAATGTTTCAACATTAACAGCATCTTTTGGATAATTTATATTAGTATTAACATTAATAATACGAGAAAGTAGTGCATCAGTTTCACCAGTTGAAGAGGTAATAATATCATCCCATCCTCCAACATACCAACCTGCTCTAACACCCTTTGGTGTTGAAAGTATGAATCTTGTTCTATTAGCTAATTGTTCATAAATTACACTGGTGAATTTATAATCTTCTTTACTAAAATTATTTGGATTAAACAACCGCAAAGTTGTTACGCCGCCTGTACCAAATCTACTAGTTTGATCACCGTGAATCCACACTTCACTTTGAATAGAAGATGAATTATCATGCTTCTTTAAATTATAAACTCTTAATCTCGGGATAATACCAGACCGATCACACCAAATTTGACCACCGGAGGGATATGAGGGCTCTTTTTCATTAGAGAAATGTTCCAATAAATGGATCATATTCTCTTGCATTCGTTCTCCATAGTTATCTGAACCCTTGCCTACTATAGCAAGAGAAGTATCGGCCTTGATAGCACCAGTATAAAAAGTTTCACTGGATGGACTCAATGGACCATTTGCTGAATACGGGGATACTATGAACTTCAAATACCCATCAGAATATGTTATTTCGTAATTCGTTGACATCTCTAATTCCTTTTACATTATTTATACAGATGACGAGGGGCAAAATTGTAACTCTTCGGATGGCACAACTCTTTTCTCGGTTGATTGCATTGTTTTATCTGCTACTACTTCACAATACTTACATTTCATACAATTCTTATCGCATGTTGTAAGCATCTTATGAAAATTATCTGGAATCTCATCGTTAAATATATAATAATTATCTCGAAGAGCACCAGTAGCATCAAGTATACCTAATAGATTCCCATCCCATTCTCTTCTCTCATACGCATCAATGATATTATATACTGTTTGGTCGGGAAGCACTTTACCTGATATTTTAACAATATCAAATAGATCCTCATACTTATCAAGGTCTTCTGGACGTATAAAAGGTATTTGAAACATTCTAGAAGGCTTTTCATCAAGATGCCTTATACATCCCCATTCTTCATTTAAAGCACCAAGATCAAAACTATTATCACTCATTTGATGAGAAAGATATTGCTGACCCAAAAATGATACATCATTAACCATTGATATAGCAATATCATGATTTACCTTAAACGGACATTGATATAAACAACCTTCATTAACAAGCAACTCAATCTTCATTTGAGGATGTTTCTTTTTAACTTCCTTCGAAAGTTGAGCCAATCCATCCATTCTTCTATTAAGCGAACGGTCAAATATAAGCTTTGATGGTTGTTTCATTCCTATATCATTGATGTATACCAGATGTGAATTGAATTTCTCAATATTATCAAGATAACAATTAATACTTGATACGGCTTCCAATTTAGAGAATAATTCCGGATCTACTTCCGCTAACATTCTCAAATAATAAAAATCAAGATAAAGAAGTCCATCTAAAACATTTGCTTCAAACATCTTCCGAAAAACATCTACAACTTTAGACAATCTATCCTTATCATAATTCATGAATGGAGTATATCTTCCATTCATAGTTACATATTTCTTTGTATGTTCTGGCAACATTAATAAGTTGCATATAAGATCATCCACATCCAAAGGTTCATCTTGAATGCGTGCATCTGGAATACCTAATGAAGGCATTCCGAAATATACAGAATACATCTTATTTCCGTATTTTTTTGTTAAATGTTGAGCATAATATGGATTATTATGAAATGGCAGATCGTATATAAAACTCATGGTTGTTTAAATCTCATTAAAAATGTATCGAATCCACACAAATAATTAACATCTTTAGCTCTTAGCAAAGACACTCCTGGGAAATTAGACTTTACAGAGAATTCATATGTATACATATCTTCCTCAACTTTAAAGAAAGTAGGAGTTGTTATAAATTCATTTCTATCTTTGATTTTTATTTTATCAAAGCTATGAATAAACCCAACACCATCAGGATCTATATATTTTACTCTCAGATTTATATCTTTACCTACAGGAAACACCGATGCACCATCCTGAGATATCTTAATTCTTTGATCGATATCTGCTGATTCAATAGCTATCATTGGTCTACGTTTAAATCCGCCTTCGCTAGTATAGATAAAGTCGCTATAGTATGATACTAAATCTTCTCTTAAATCTTCTGGAACATCACTCATTTTCAACGTATACATAAGACTTTTCTTACCATCAATATACGAATCTTGCGACATTGTAATGCCAGTACCTTCCATATTTTGCGTTTCAATTACATCAAAATATGAAATAATGATATTATATGTGCTATCTGTAAGTAATATTATCATAATGTTGTTTTAATTCTCCTCAAGATTAAATCTTTTCAATTGTTGCACTTGGATCAAAATTCCAAAGAATATCCTTTGGTCCACCAAAGAAATGAATTCTAACTTTAGCATTACCATTGGTAGAATAGTTTGTTGTTCTTTGTGGTGCTCTAACTTTTTGAGCAGTTGGTCCTGTTTTTACTTGAACCTTACAGAAACTATTAACATCCGGATAAAAAGATGGATTACTATTAGCATCAATACCAGGACCAGAGTTATAATCGACAAGTCCATATTCACCGATACTACCGGCGGTATCTGTAACACTTGTTAAATTCTTTTTCCAAACAGGACGAGGGTTTGGTACTCGAATTTGTTCGAATGTAGGAATGGCAACAACCAAGAAATCAGCATCATCAACTGCAGATCCTATCTTTGATTCATAATCTGCTTTCCAGCTACCACTAAAATCAAAAGTAGAATAAACACCACCACCGACACTAGCATCAATTACTGCATTACCATAATATATAGCACCTTTACCAAATGTTCCTGTTGCTCCATCAACATAACTCCTTAATAAACCAACTGGAACAGCATGCCAATCAAATGTGGAATTTGTTATATCAGGAGTATGGTCTTTCCATAATTTTAACCACCCCTCTGCTTCATCACCTGCCTTCTTCAAATATCTAGCATCAGACTTAGCTTGATTTAATACACGAGTAGTTTGTGTTTCAACAGTATCGCCTTCTATCAAGAAAAGCGGACCACTCATTGTGTCCCCATCTAATCTTGATTTATTAACATAATTGTTCTCAACAAATCTCTTGTTAGACCCATCAAAATCGTCTACGGGATCACCAACATTAACGATGTTATTAGTTCCCATGTTAAGATCACCAGTCATGGTATCGCCACATTTCTTTAAATAATTAGCAGAAACAGATACCCAACCATCTGCATCTGCATCTGGATGTTGAGCATCCTGAACCATTAATTGGCTTTCACCACAAACTGCCCCAACACCTGACTTGAACCATAAATCACCTGGGTCTGGACCAACAGGAGGTGAACTACCAAGGTCAACCTTACCAGAAACAACTTCCCATGTTCCTAATGTACCATCAATGATTGGTGCACCAGAGACCGTATCCAATCCTTTATTGAATTCATTATAAATGTAGAGCAACTTTTGAGAATTATTAAACCATAACTGTCCATTGATTGGTTTAGTTATTCCCATCCCAGGACCAGGACTATAACTGGTTACTTTTTCTGATGTATTATCAGGGTTTGTAACTTCTACTACTTGATCATTTTGACCTTTGGGCCATGCTCTATCGGTTGCGGCATCATAGGTTTTGCCACCAAACCATTCATCATCATCTTCTTTTTGTGGACAGGAGAAACTTTCAAGAAGACGAACAAAGTTTTCATCTATACCTTCTCCCCACTTAATAGCACCCATCCCGTAAAGACGTAGATCGGTGGAATGAACTTTACCACCAGCACCATTTAGCTCGCCAGGATTGACGATAAGCTCCATTGTTCCTGATGTGTTATTAATAAAATAGCTCGACATTGTAATTTCTCCAGGGTATTTCCTTTATTTACTTTATGATATTTATTATTATAGTTCAAGCTCTTTTATATAAACTTTTACCTTCTTCACTATAACAGGATGTTTATTAAATCTCTTTTTCCAACTTTCTACGTTCAAGAAACTATTAATGATTATTTTTTGATCAACATTCGGTTTTGAACGGTAAAAAGTCTTGAATTTATCACTGAAAAACAATATCCAAGGTGATAACTTTCTTGTTTCTAAAAGATGAATGATATCATGCGAATCTAAATGATTAAAGAACTCCGAAGTGGATATATCCCTTTTATCACATTCCTTCATTATCGTATTAATCGATATGTCTATTATCTTTTTAGGTCGCTCTTTGTTATCTAAATGTTCTAAAAATTGAGTATATGCAGTAACATCTGTCCATATATGCGGACGATATTTCCTCCTTACCATAAATTCAACAAACATATCAATATTGATGATATCAACAGATATAACAAATCTTGCTATGTTAGTGAACGTTCTATAATAACTTGAATTCAAAAATGAATCCTTTCTAGCAACTCCATGCTTATTCTTCAATAACCATTTCTTATATATAAGATATGCTAATTGCCCATTTTGAGTATTGAATTCCGCATGCCGCTTCTTCTCTTTACATTCATGCTTTAAAAATCTTGACTCCTGCTTAAACTTACCACCACAATATTCACATTCAAATTTAAACGATATTGCGCTCATTACATTCTTTCTTTACTTTCTTTAACTCTTCTTTCTGATATCCTAACTCTTCGGCAAATCCCATTATATCATCTCCAGATAAACAATCCAATGCATCTTTGGCATGCACTGTATTATATCCAAAGTATTCCTTAATGATATTCACAGATTGCGGAAACTTCAATGACGTTTTCTTTTTAACCCAAGTGTACCTCTTCTTTCCCGTGGAACATATCACCATCAAATCATAAAGAAGTTCAGGATGATCCTTTGCAAATTCAAAAATAAATGGATTGACTAACTCATTCAAATAATAAATTTGTGCAGGTTCATCAGTCCCAGATAACCATTGAATAACAGTAAACGGCGTAAATCCTTTCCTCTCCTCTTCTGATAAAGAATCCCAAAAAGCCACATCCTTCCTATCTATAGCAGGCAATAGCTTTTTGAAAGTATCTAATTTATATTCTTTCTTTTTTGCTACCGCCATCTGATATTCTTCCCACAAAACTTACAATGAGCATGCGACCAATCTTCATCTACTATAAGATAATTCTCGGGATGAACACATTCCAATATCATTGTTTTACGAACTGCCTCAATCTTATCCATTATAGGATACTTCTCATTCTTGATTATTTCAAGAATCTTATCTTCAACTGGTACAAGCTCTTCAATGAACTTCTCCATCTTCTTCAACTTACGATCCCATGCCAATCGCTCTCCTCTAGTGGCAAAAGATGAAATCTTCTCTTTCGCTAATCTAATCTCCCGCTCACTATCAGATTCATTTTCTGGAATTTTCTTTCTCATTATATAATACGCATAGCATCATTAAACTTCTGAGTTAAATCATCCTTGTTTTCTTCATTAACCATCGGATTTTTGGATAAATGATAATCAACAGCAGGCTTAAGAAACTCTAAGAAGAAATGATACTCCTCACTCTCTTTATCCACTTCTACATCATTCTTGAATTCTAACCTATCATCAATAATATGAAGCTCTGATTCTTCAAACTCAGAAAATTCCCAGAATGGTTTATCATCTCTTACCATCGGACTTAACAGTTTGATATACTTCATAAAATCCATTTTCCCCATATATTCTGGTTCATAGCCAGCTTCACCATCTTCACCATCTTCATAGTATTCATCATCCCTATAATCTTCATCGCTCATGAACAATAAATCATCTTCTTTCTCTTGCATTCGATCCCATTCGGCTTCAGCCCGCCTATCTTCTACATCCGCTTCAATTTCTGCAAGTTGTTCTTCCATATATAATCTGTCATCATCTTTCATTTTAATTTCTCCTGACATTGTATCTCTAAACTTTAATACTTTTATATCCAGTTGTTTGGGTTCAAATATCTCATTTTTAAATTTATCCATAAAGTTTGGAGTAGTTTCAATTATATGAGATAGTATTTCTTTGGTACTAATTAACATTATATTAAAGACAATCCAATAAACATCGCAGCACCATTTATTTCAGGTATTGCAACTAATGCATGCTTATAAAGATGTTCTGCTATTATAGTAATACCCCTTTCCCAGTTTTTCGTGTCTTTGAATTTTTTAGATTTAGATAAATTCTCATAAAGAAACTTGAAAACGTCTTCCCATTCATTATTATCTACATTCTTACATGCAATCTTTCTAGCTTCTTCCCAATCATCTTTTCCAATCAATTCAAGAAGTTCATTCTTCCAATCGTCTGATGAATTAGTTTCACCTAATACTAATATCCTATTAATGGTATTCTGCTGTACAAGATTGATAATCTTCCTGATATCAGGAAAACCAACAGTAACATATCGCTCAAGTGTGTCAAAATCTGTCTTTACCCTCTCTTTCTTCAAGATAGTATAGACATATTCTAAAACTTCATCAAAATCTGGTTTACGGAAATGGAAATGCTGACATCTTGAATGAATCGCTGGAATAATCTTATTATCATAGTTGCACGTCAGAATAAATCTTGAAAAGTCTGAATATTCTTCCATCATTCGACGAAGAACAGCTTGTCCATTTGGAGTCAAATAGTCTGCCTCTTCAAGATGTACAATCTTAAAATCCCCAAAACTATGCGTAGTAATAAACGATTTGATTTCATCTCGCATATAATCTACACCACCCTGCTTGTCTGAAGCATTAATGGTGAGCACATCAGTTGGGTCCATATCCAACTCATTTATTAAAATAAATGCAAGGGTTGTCTTTCCAGATCCTTGAGTTCCTGAAAATAAAAGATGCGGTATCGTTTTATCATCAATCATTTTCATGATGGGCTTTCTTATTGCATCATCATGAAAGATATACTCATCAATTTTACTTGGTCGGTGTTTTTCAACCCATAGTTTATGTTTATTCATATAACCATCCTATCACGCAGCAATCGGATTTTCAATATTGAAATCGTCATCCACTGCGAGGATGCTTACATCATCCGTCCTCCAAAACCAATCTTCCCCTACTTGGACTCCATTAGTCCATTTCAATGGCTCAATAAGGATGCGCATCCCTGGTTGAATCTCATCATCACAGAGCGGACCAACTGCAAGAACAACACCCCATCTTGCACTATTCATTGAATCTTTAGTATTTGCGAATTTAAATCCCCAACTTGTTTTCTCTACAAAATGTCTTTCTTTTTTATCTGTACTTGCTCCATCTGATGATCTTCTTACAAATTCATCTTGAAATACAAAAATTACATGGTTAGCTATCGCTCTCAGCGTCATTAGTTTTCTCTCCTTCTTCGGTTGTTGGTTTCTTTCGTGCTCTTTGTTTTGAAGCTGGTTTAGGAGTAGGTTTCTCCTCCTCTACAACTTCTTGCATTTCCACAACATCCGTGTTTGGAGACTTTTTCTCTTCTGTCGTTTCTGGTAATTTTGGTTCTACTTCCATTGCAGCCGCAACTACCCCTTTCTTTTTATTCTCTTCTTGTTGCTCCTCTATATTAGAAGCAATTGTTCTAATTTTCCTACGAAGTCTTTGTTCTATAAAGTCTTTTCTCTTTCTGACATGAAGTGATTGAGGAGCTGAAGCTATCTCTTCCTTGATTCTCAATAAATCAAAATCTACTATTTCTCCTCGTGCTGATCTTACTTTCTTGCCCATTATTTGTTCCTCTTCTATGATGTATGAAGGAATTCTCTCACATCTAAATTAAATTTAACACTGTCAATATCATGAACTCCTATTAGATATAGTATATAGGAACTAACACTACTGCCTCTCCCTACACCCCATACGATATTTTCAGATTCAAACTTATTTATGATATAAATTAGAGTCTTAACTACATCAAATAATTGGAATTTTTTAAAAAGCGCTAATTCTTTAGAAACTCTATCTGCTCTACGTGCAAAGTACGGAGTCTCCTTACCGTTTTTATCACCCCATAAATTGTCATTAATTTCTTTAAAAAACTTATCAAGAATATATGATTCAACGTTTATTAATTTATATTCCTCTGGAATATTCCAAGATACATCTAATGAACGAACTTCTTCTTTTACTAATATCTGCTCATCATCTGATACCAATCTGTTATATTCTTGAATTTCTTTGGTTAATACATTAACATATATGTTTTTAATATCATTTCCATCAGAACTACATGAAGATATTATGCTTACAATAGCACTCGGTTCAAATGATGAATCACCATCGAACCAAAGTGTTCTATCACTTAATATAGTCTTATGCGAATGGACTGTTGAAATTTCCATCAGTGATTTCAGGCGTTTTTGCTGGATTCTCTTTAGTACCACCCTTCAATAACTTAGCCGCAGCATCACTTATATCCGTATTCTCTGGCGCAACCGCCGGTATTCCGCCAGCAGGAGGTGCAGGTGGTATAAATCCCTGGGGATTATTAGGATAACGTGGAACTAAATTGGGTCGAAGTGGTACATCTCCTTCAATAATCTTGTCTATTCTATTACGAATAAGAACCCATTGTGAGGCATCAGGACTCCAGTCTTCTGGTTGAAGTTCTTCCACCCCTTCTATCCATGCTCTAAATTCTGCAATTGTTTGCTTTTTTATAGACGGCTTTCTTTTTCTTTTTGTTGTCATTATGTTAAATCTCCTGCTACTCTATTCTTTAAATATCTATTAAATGTATCTGATGGCGCAACATTTACCCATGTATCAGGTCCAACCGGATGACATAACATTTGATGTTTATTTAATGATGGACCTGTATGAATGAAACTAGACGCAAAATTAATCACCTTTATATGACTATTCTCGTGCTTCCATTTATTAGGACCAAACGTGAATGCATCAAATGCCTTACCAGCCAATTGGTTAGATTCAATCAAATCAAGCTGACTGGTTTCACCGTCTACAACTAAAATGTTCCAAGTTGCAGGTAAATTGAAAGTAAACCCTTCAATTTGTAACACCAAAGATGGCGATACTATCTCTTCAAGAGTTAATAACGGAGTTATCGTATAATCCATTATCTCAAGATCAAGTATCCAAAAATAGTTCGAAATTATTGGTGTATAAATGCTATCAATTATTATCGCCTTATTTTTATCGTCAAAAATCAGCATATATTTTTTACCTTTTTTGACTCTATTATAGCATATACTTCAATAATATTCAATAGTGCGTCTCCCGTGCGGGTATTGTGCTTCCTTATAATACTTGATTCTTTCAAATAAATGCTTCTTGCTATGCTTCGTATCAGAACATATATCAAAGATATTAACATGCTCTTTATCATGTGCCTTCCTAAGACCCCTTCCTATTGTCTGAATAGTACGAATGAAACTCCTACCAACATCAATATAAAATAGATTGAATATACGTGGAATATCAAGTCCTGTACTTGCAATTTGAATAGTGGCAATAACAACTACATCATCCCTCTCCTTGAAAAGATTAAATGCTTCCTGCCTCACTTTCATAGCATCTTTACCATGTAAGAAAATAGCACCATCTATCATCTTACCTAACTTCTTACCATAATTTATTCCATTGACAAGGCACAACGTATTACCCTTGCCACCGCTCCGTCTCTCCTCTATCTTATTGGCAATCCATTCCGTTCTATCTTCAATAGAATGAAGATAATTCTTCTCAGCAGTCCAATCCGGAAAATAACTATTAGCAAATTGCCTATAAGTCAAAAGAGGCAACTCAGGAGTATCATCCAAATATTGTTGATATTCAAATGATAAATCAACCTTCAATTGTGAAATATCAATATCAAGATTGGCAAGATGTCCATCAGATATCAATTGATGTGCCTTTATCTCATAATGAAGCTTACCTAATGAAGTATGAACTCCAAGTGCATCTGATCTCTCTTTCGGCAAAGTTCCGGTTACACCAAAACGATATGGTATATTCTTGCCATATTTTACTAGCAATTCCTTTATTACCCTTGCCTTTGCACCATGACATTCATCAACTATTACCACATCAAATTGCTGTATCAATGTCTTATTATTATTCAAACTTTGCCAAGTAGAAACTACGTGTTGATGATCATAATCCTTTTTATCACCACTATATTGTCCCACATCTAATCCAAAGAATGCATATTCTCTAATAGTTTGCACAGTAAGATTCTTATCCGGAACAATAATAATAGACCTTAAATTACCTGCTTTTTCATATGATAAAGCAATAGCAGCAGTCATTGATGTTTTTCCTGCCCCCGTTCCGGCAATCCCTATACCACTTCCATTTTCAAGTAGCGCATTCACCATATCGACTTGATAGTCTCGCATCACCCAAGGCAAACCAGTTTTCTCATCAATTATATCGGAGAAGAAGTTTTCATCGATTGGATCGGGGAAAATAGGATTAGCTTTCCTTAAATCTGATACTTTTACTTTATATCCGAGTCCTATTATCCGAGGAATTATATCATCGAGCAAATACATATATGTTTGCCCGGTCTTGGTAAAGAATCTTATTTTACCATCCCATTGTTTCATTTGATACTTTGGTGAAAAATGATAGCCGGGTACGTGTATTCCGTATTTCTCCCAAAAATACTTCTTATGGTCATTGGATAGACCCATTACTACGCAATTTACTTCATCATTTATTCTGATAGTAACAATTTTCTTACTCATACAATATAGTCTTCCACATTGTTTGTTACTAATTTGGTTAGATTATTTATCGCATAACCTCTACTACGAAAAGCATCAACAATAGCCTCATACTTTTCATATAATTCCTTAACTTCAAGATAAAGTTCATACATTATAAGATAGTCATGCTCATTATCTATATACTTATCTCTTGCTCTATCAGAAAGTTCTCTTGGACTGTTTTCCGTAAAAGCACGATAAAGTCGCCCACGAGTAGCATTAACTTTCGCATCCATATACTTTACAAGCGTGCTTAATTCTTTCCGCTTCTCATCATAGAAAAATTGATGTTCAGCATCTCGATTACATACCTTGAGAGTTTTACCCTTTATCGATAATATGGACTTGACATTCTCAATCTCATCCTCATATTCTCTTAAAATACCGGGCAGTTTTTCTAATTTCTTACCTAAAGATTCTATTCTACTCATTAGCTGGGTTTCTGACTCACATTACCTATTACTAAAGCATTCTTTTGCTCATCCGTGAGTTTATCCCAATCAAAATCTTCTCGCCTCTTTCTCGGCAAATTAGGAAGTTCTGATGCAAGATTCCTTACATTATTCTCATCTAAAGATTCATGCTGCTGTTCAATACCACCAAGAAAATTAATGACTTGCGACTCCGTTCCTTCAGACGCAAGACCAATCGGAATACCAATGCGAACCATTCGTTGAAATGAATCCGCATTGGATTCCGTTATCTCTATTATCTTGCCACCCAGATCAAATCTAGATCCGGGCACAAAACTAAGAACACCAAATACTACAACAATATTGTTGTCTTCTACATATTGAACATCTTACCATGACATAGTTCCATTTGAATATGCTTTATCAGTCTTGCTCAAGAAAACATCAATGCCCCTTAAGACATGACCTATCTTAATAAAGATCCGCTTAGACGCTTCATGTACAATCTTGTCTCTATATTCAAATAGGTGTTCTAACTCTTGCTTTACATCTTCCATATACATTATTTATTCCAAACCATCTCCTGCACCTCCATCAGCACTTTAGAAGCAAACTTGATATCCGGCTTTTTGGGCAAATCAGTCTTCTTATACCAAACATGCCGAATCTCATTATCCATATATTCAGCATATTCAACCATCTCTTCATAAGACCACGCACCATTCCGAATGCTCAATAATTCTTTAGCATCAGGCCGCTTTACAATGATCTCACCATCACGCAAAGCTTCCAAACCCATTCGCATCAAACGCACACAATGCATTCCGTGCTTCGTGTCGTAACCGAAGTCTTCCTCTAGTTCATTACGTGCTTTATTTCGGTTTTCTTTCCAAGTCCAATAGTTCTTCCAAGTGTCTTTTGCTTGTCTCCATTCATTCCTATTGAACTTGATGATGCAAACAGGAACCCCAAGTTCATGCTTTTCCTCTTCATCATACTGAGTCTTGAGTGCACCATCCTCCAGGTTATAAGTCTGGCGATCAATATGAGAATAGACACCAAAGATGTCCCCACCATAAGAAACAAGATGAGCATAGCTATAAACCTTTTCCATCTTGAAATCCCTTGGCATTACTTTCTCATTACCATACCATTGAACCAAACTCACAAAGTCCTTTTGCTCTGGTGCTTTCACTTCTTGTGGAGAATTTATCCATTTATTATGCCCTTTGATCCTTTTGATTTGAGCAGTTGCATAACCAGTTGTGGAAAATGCAATCTTGCTAGACAGAAACTCTTTCCTGTGTCTGCGAAGATACGTGTAAGCAGAACTCAAGTCCACAATGTCTTGAGGATCAACCCAAAGACTTTCCACGATATTCGGATTACAATCAAGGCACAACTTCATAAAATGTGCAAGTTCATAGTACTTTGTGTCTTCCTCGTTCACATCCGTCACTTCTCGAACAGGGAAGAATGGAGTTAGGAGATTGATAGGGTCTGCACAAAAGATGCCTCTGAAGTCTGTATCAGAAGTAGGCAAAGCAGTACCATAGGCATGTGAGCCAGCGTAGTGCTTGACTAACAAGTTGTCTTTCAGTAATTGTTCTGCGGATTTCATCTTTCAGCCCTTTTGTTGTAAAACTTAAATGTATTATAACACGGGTGCACTCAAAAATCAACTTAAACAGACATTTTGGACATTCTTTGTTTCTTAGCACTTTGTTGAGGCGTCAATTCTTCATCTTCATCAAGTGCTTCAAGGAACTTCTCTCTATGTGCTTCACATTCTATTAAGACTGCCTGTTTGAGTTTCAAATCAAAATTCTTTGCTTGAAACTTATTATTACCATAGGTATACCAAGAACTTTTTTGCTTGATAATACCCATTTCAACAGCTACATCAAGCAATCCATTATAAGGGTCCATACCCTCTTCGTAAGGAACCTCAATAGTAACAGTCTGGAATGGACGAGTGAATCTGGTTTTATATCCCTCACACTTCATTCTAATCCCAGTGGTTTCCTTTGTTGACTTATCTCTAAGCTTCAATTTAGTTAGCATAACAATTTGTGATAGTGAATACTTGATAGCATCAGCAACAATCCAGTTACCTTCACCATTCATCAAATCCTGATTCTTATAGACTTGATGAGTGATAATCATAGAAATATTATGATTCTTGAGTGCTTGAACAAAGGATCGAAGCATTGATTTGAGTTGCTTATTCCTTTGTCCCATATCACCTTTTACAATTCCTTTCTTGAATTGTTCTTGTTCTGCTTCACTAAGAAGCATATCGACACTATCAATAAGAATAAGCATTCGTGGAGCATTTTCATCATCCGCATATTCACTCTCATATCCAGCAACGATTTTAGATACGGTTTTCTTACAATCCTCTATAGTGTTTGCGGGGACATACATATAGTTCTTATCTTTTACATCTACACCAACAGCGGTCATAAAATCATCATCTAATGCATTTTCAGTATCAATAGGAACAACAAATGCTCCTTCCTTTTGTGCTTCTCGTGCAGCATTAGCTGCAAGAAATGATTTTCCAGTTCCAGATGGACCAGCAAGGCAAACGATTCTACCTTGTGGAATGAATCGCATAAAGGAACCGGATAGGATTTTATTAAGTACAAAGTTTCCGGAGCTAAACCAATATTTTGGCGGGCTACCAGAGCCCGCCATTATACCAGCTTTCTCCAGATCTTTGTTAAGATCTGAAATAAAGCTCATTCATTTCTCCTTACTTGGATTTACGTGAACGGATTCGAGAAAGGATCTCATCGGCCTCATCATCGTATTCGTCGTCGCCGTCAGATGATTCTTCCTTTTCGTCTTCGATTTCTTTTTCAAGAATCTTTTCGACCTTCTTATTTCGGACTGATGTCACCTTTGTGTCTTCTTCATCAAGCTCTTTCCGAGGTGTATCGACTTCTTCCTTATTTTCCTTGTATTCCTGTCCGGTAAGAGCAGCTTGTAGCTGACCTTCAACCTTTTCTGCATCCGGTTGATCAGGAAGTAATGAATTGAGTTCGATCATCTCAGATTCAACGAATTCAATTTCGTCTTCAGTAAGGTCAGTTGCCCTACGAACAAAACGGGAACCAACAGCATATGTTGCCCACTTGCCTTGTTCAGTCTTCTTGATAACAAAATTATAACCACCCTTGTATGCAAAGGGGATTTCATCGAGATCACCAGACTCAAACGCTTCTTTTACTACGTTGTAGAGTTGATACCCCATAGAGATGTATCGCACTTCTCCTTCTTGGGATTCCTCCCCATCCCTTGGATCGATTGGATCGTCTATGATGAGTGCTTGTGCGATGTAAGTCCTTTTCTTCCAATACTTTTTTCCGTTATCCTCATCTCCTGACTTGTAATAGTCTGAAGACACTTTGCAGATAGGGCAATCCTCGTTATACATCTTAAGGCAAGGAATCTTCTTCTTTTCGCCATTGATTTCCAGGTTATGGGTATGCTTCTCTACCAAGAAGCCAAGAGGATTATCGTCGTCCTTATCAGGGAGGAAGCGGATAGTTGCGGATTGACCGAAGTCAAGATTCCAGAAAGGGTAGTAGTTGTTGAATCCACTGGAGGATGAGCCGTCATTTTCGTTGCGCTTGAATGCAGCGCGGAGTTCTTCTAAAGATTTCATTTGTCTATTTCTCCTAAATTATCTAAAGTTATCTATGAATTGTCTAAGTTATTACGGGATTTAATGCCGCCCGTCGGCATATGTATTTACAATAGTTTTCATATTATGTGCATAAATCCTCTTCCAATCCATTATTCTAATATAACAGAAGAAGAAGAAATATTCAACACTTATGCATTTTTATAAAGACTTGTAAGCCATTCTTCTAATTGTGCTCGTTGTTCTTACATCCTTGGCATTCTAATCCATTGTAATCTTCCAGTCTTTACGGTTGTAGAAGTGGTGGTTCCCCTACTTAATCTCAATCCAGTAACGGGTAAAGTTCCAAGAGAATCAATATAAAATCCGCCAATAGTCAAAGTATGATAGCCACCGCCCGTTTCCCAACTGGAAGATTGACCATTTATGGCTGATGATTTAATCATATTCTGGCTCAATCCAACCAAGAACTCTCCTGCACAACCAAAGGTATAAGCTAACTTCATCAATAGGAAATGATCTTGACTACTATAATATCCGCTATATACTTCATTATTGCCTGGACCAGAACCCGCCATTAATGTCATAAATCTATACTTTGTACTATCTTCAAGACCATTTGCTGTTATGAATTGTAAATTCAAATCTGTTGCGAAGTTTGTATCGCCCACAAACCCAGAGACTATTAGTTTATAATCGTGATTGGGTTCAATGCCAAGGAACTCATATGAAGTAAATGTTTCATCGTTAAAGTTCTTCTCCCATACTGGAATTGGTACTTTGGTACTTGGAACCCATATCTTACTATCAGTTCCTAATTCAGCAAGGTTATTAGAATCTGTTGATACTCCACCAACATCAATACCAGAAATCAATGAATCTACTTGTGATTGGGTATAAGCATCTACCTGAACAGCAGTTACTCCATGCGGATTATCTGTTCTGCCAGGATGAGTGTCTGCCTCTAATGTAGTCAATCTATTATCTTGTGTTGCTTGACTTGAATCTATTTCATTCTGTGTATATTTGTCAAGATCGGTTATATCTATTTCTACATGGGTATGTCCTAAATCTGTTTTATTAGTAAGTAAATGACTTCCAGCTTGTACTTCGTTAACCGCAGTAATATCAGTACTTGCGTTTATACTTCCAGTAACATCAAGTTCAACACTTGGTGCAACATTCTTTATACCGACATTACCAGTATCTTCAACAAATATTCCATCACCAGCTTCACCAAATAATTTCAATCCATCGGTGTGTTCTGCTCGTAATTCTTTTGTTCTTAATCTACCACTATTATCATAATAAACAGAAAGATTGGCTTTACTTACATCCCAAAAAACACGAGCCCTATAACTATCTGTAAGACTTACCGCAATTGGTTCTTTAGCATCCGTGTCAGAACCTGCCGCAACCCAAACTTTATTATGTCCTGCTTTAGTTTGAGTCCACAAATATTCTGTATCATAGGACTGCCCAGATCCTTTACCTGCTCCAGCACGCAATTCTTCTAAAGTTGGAAGTCTACCACCAACTCCATCAAGTGCTGTTACAACATCAGCATACGTGAAAAGAGTATGATTATCAAACCCAGCAACATCAGCCTCACCGGATACATTTGGAAAATATCCATTAGCATCAGTGATTGCGTCACCGTCATATCCACTATCAGCAAGAATTTTAACAGAATGTCTAGGTGGACGAGCTTCTAATGTTCCTACCATCCTGGACGCAATGGTTGACGAGGGTAAATCAATATCAGTAATAGCTATATTACCAAGAACAACAAGATTCATTGCATCTGCTGTTGACATATGGGTACTGCTCGTATTACCAATTAAAAGAGCACCATTATCATCAACAACTACATCTGAAATACCATCCCATGAAGCAGTATCAGATTCCCATCTTAATAATTGACCATCTAATGTACCATCCGGCATTTTAGCACCAGCGACTAAAGCATCTACTTCTGCTTGTGTATATTTGTCAAGATCGGTTATATCTATTTCTAAATGAGTATGATTAGATACTTCATCATCAACATACTTCTTTCTAGCGGCTTCATCATCAGCACCTGGATCTCCGGGTAATACTAATGCTCCTGTTAGTGTTCCACCAGTAAGTGGTAAGTATGGACCACCAGTAACACTATCAAAATTCAAATCAGTTAAAATTTTACTCCACGTATGCCACCCCGTACCATTTAAAGCACGAAAGTATAACTCAGATCCATCGCTGTTACTATGATTTATATCATTAAATAATTGAAGGGATATATTTGCGTATCCACCACCAAATGCAATTACTGATCCATAATCTGTGCCTGTTGGTCTATTAGTAAAGTTTGAACCAGCGTTATAGTTATTCAACATAACAGTAGAGTTATAATCATCTAAATCGATTACAGAACTAATGGTTGTCCCCAGCCAATCAAAATTAGCACCTTTATCTATAGTTAAAGTAGCAGCACTTGCAATAACTAGATTACCAGTCATTGTATCACCAGATGCATTTATATAACGATTATCATATCTTTCATCAAGCGATTGCCCACCCCACCTAAATCCAGTAGTGGCATCCACCTCGCCTGTAACAGTAAGATTCCCGGCAACACTTGTTTCTTTTAATTTAGCCATTTGGGTTCAACCTCTTTACGCGAGTTCAAGCGTTTCTGAATACACTCTTTCATCTATCATTGTTACTGTTGGGAATCCATTGTTTTGCCAGTATGGTGCTTTATTCACCAATCCATTAAGATTAAATCTAACTCTAACGGTATTATGGTATATATCGGGAAATACAAAAGTCTCCTCGTTTTGCCAATCGTAATTATGCCAAGTTGTTCCACCATCATTAGAAACATCTATAGTTGCACTACATCCATTGGGGACATTTAATGATGTTGCAACATCATTAACTTTAACAGCACTCACATTTTCTTGTCCTGGTAATTGATAATCACCAAACGTAACATATCCACTTGTTGCAAGTGCGTGAATATTTTTACTAAAGCTAAAAATATCGTTATTCGTACCGTAACCGTATGCTATAAAATAATCGGTTCCATCTTCAGATTTTGTCCACGCTCCACACCCGGCTGAGCTTGTTGCTTGAAACGGATTACCTGCACTATCTGGATAATATGGAAATCGCTCATCATCATTCTTCAATGTACTTTGCATAAAACCACGACTTTTTCCAACAAACTCTCCATTATCCGGATCAAACCATCCACCCCCAACCGATTCATATATACCACATACGACAATCCCCGTATCGTCATCTGTAAATACGGGTGTAAGATAATCAAAATTATAACCATATGAATATCCAAAATTCCCACTTACAGATTGTGTCCCATCTTGAATTTTTGTGGGAGCAGAAGATGCTCCACTAATAACATCTGTTATATCAAATTTAGCCCATCTTCCATACCATCCACCTAACCACACATGATTTTCATTGCCTGGGTCTTCTGCCGCCAAATATGTATGACAATCATTGGAAGAATAAAGTCCGGTATTCATCCAAAAATGTTTTGGGGTTACAGTAGATGATCCTGTTATAAGACGCACACCTCCATATTGACAGAGTATCCATAATCTATCGTTATGCTCCTGCCACCCATTCATAATATAACCAAATCTAAGATTTTCGCCGGCTCCAGTAGAAGCTTCAACAGATATTGCTTCATTTAATTCTGTAACAACATTCCATCTGTAAACATCAGGATAATAACTACCATATCTTGTATAATATAACCAATCCCCACACAGCGCAAAACCATTACGATAAACATATCCAATTTGTTCGTCGAGGAACCCATCACTCTCATCTAATGTCCGTATTGTAATATTTCCTTCATCTGAATAATCTACTCGTCCCATTCCACCAGCGAGATATGATCCAAAATAAAAATGTTTTCGTGTCTTATCCACTGCAACGTTAAATATGTTATCTGTTGTTCCCGATGTGCCCGGATATCTTTCATATAATAATAATGTAAAACTTCCATCATTTTGAAGCTTTAAAAGACTGATACCTCTATCGTAATTAATAGAAAATACATATGGACCATCAATACAATGTTTCATATGTACTACATTCCTCGAATAGATATTAGAAGTATAATTTGATACTTTATCGGTTGAATAAACATTATCTTCTCGTAATGTGAATCCGGTGTTTATAGACACCCAAGTTTTTATATTATTACTATCAACAATATCAACATGATATGGAATCATTTTAGCCGTAGCCATAACAGGAGGATTAGCAACAAAATCAAGACTTTGATCTGTTGAATTGTTGTGAAGTAAAAATTGCTGTCCGAAATTAATCGGAGTTTCATCCTGCATTTCTATTTCACCAGTAATAACATCACCTGCCCTATCAACTTTATTATTCAATCCAGTAGATAGTTCATTATCAACATATTGTTTGGTAGCAGCGTGTAGATTACTTGATGGATCTCCAGATAATACTAATGCACCTGTCATTGTATCGCCAGACTTACTTACTTTAGCATCTACTAATCCATCAACTTCTGCTTGCGTATATTTGTCAAGATCGGTTATATCTATTTCTACATGGGTATGTCCTAAATCTGTTTTATTAGTAAGTAAATGA